CCATCGGGAGATGTTGCAGCGACCGCACTATTGTGAGCAAAGTCCCCAGACACAGCCACAAAAAGTCCCGCGCCATACGTGATAGCTTGCCAGTACGCGGTGCTCGGCAACGTTTGCGCAGTCCATGTGATGCCATCGGGAGATGTGATGGCGGTAGAGCCGTTAATTGGGAGGGCCACAAAAACACCTGCACCGTACGCGATAGACGAGAGATTGCCAAGCACGGGACGTGTTCGCGCAGTCCATGTGATGCCATCGGGAGATGTTGCCATGTCGTAATAGTTTCCGCCTGTCGCTACAAAAACACCCGCGCCATACGCGATAGCGCCCCAGGCGCTAGACGACGGCAATGTCCTAGCCACCCAGTCCCGCTCCGCACTTGCCACCGTCACCGTAGTTGGTGCATCATACAGCCAAGGATCGTTACAAATAAACGTAACCTGGAACCTTTGGAACGGCTCTGTTGCTTTCTTGTTTGCAAACACGGGACCCTGAGCCATCGTCACATGTGCAATCTTCGATCCGCCATCATAGGTGTAGGTAAGCGTCCCCGTGCCGAGCTTCGGGTTGAAGTATTGTGCGAGTTCCCGCCGAGCAGCCATAATCGTGGTCAGTTTTTTCGGCGTGTAAATCGCGCCCTCTACCGTGATCGTGCGCTCGCCAAGGAGCGTGTCAACATGGTAGTTGCCATCCTGGTAGGGAGCCTTTTGCACGAAGCGATTCGCAGGAGCCGAGTCAAAACCAACAAGGGACTCGATCACATACTTGATTTTGCCTGTCGCCGGAGCGCCGAGCGTGATCGTGTTTCCGAGCGAATCCACATAAGTAAGCCTTCTCATCACTGAGCCTCAAATGCCAGTTGGCGAGATGTTTGTGTAAGTAGCCGCGAGGCTTCAAGCTCGTCTATAGCAATAGGGGAGTGGAAATGTACATCTCCTGCCCTCGAGTTCGCTCCATTCAACAGGTCGCGAGTTTTCGAGGCGGGGATAACTTGTGCTCCTCGCCTCATGTTGACCAGCTCTGGCCCCTGCTCGCCGACAATGGTGATACCGCCAAGCGCGTTATCGGTACCGCTTGCAAGCTTTGGAACATCCTCTCCAAAAACAGAATTAACGATGCTAGTTGCGGCTGATGCTGAAGCCGACGCGGTAGAATACAGTGAAGACAATTGCGACTTTATGGCTGTCAGCTCCCCTTCGCTCAAGCCGCCCGCAACGCCTGCTGCAATGGTCGCGCCTATCGAAGCCATCTGGCCCTTGAGAGAGTCGGTGTATACCGCAGACTGAACGACAATGTTGGTTATGTACTTCTTCATCGAGTCCATGAAGTCAGACTCAGCAAGCCCGCCTTCGAGGTTGGAAATAAGGGCCGAAGATATGTCTTGGCCTACTGTCGCCATTGAGTTCACGAACGACAGCGAAGACGCATCAATTGATTCTAGCTGACTATCTATAGTGTCTGCGAGCGACTTGTATGCTTCAGCAACCTTGTCTGCCGTGGTGAGAGCGGCTATGCGCTGAGATTCTTGCTCGTCGGCATACTTCTTGTTCCAGTAAGCACTCAGATCCATCAGTTCGGTGCCCAACAACCCAGCGTCTAGGTAGGCTCGCATTTCAGCACTCTGCTGATCTTTTATTGTTTTTAGTCTGTACGCATTAGAGTCTTTTATCTGGGCCATTTCATCACTAAGAGCTGCGAGCGCTTGTGTGCGGTTCTGTCTTGCCAGGTCGGAAATCTTTTTCATGTAACTTTCGTATGAATCATATGATCCATATCCAGCATACTTGACTTCTTCTTCAAGCTGATTTATTTGTGTGATATTTGCTTGCACCGACGCCAAGAATTGAGTGTCAAACTTGCCCACGGCGCTGCTTGCGGCATTCGTGGAAGAGGCCACTTCTTTCATCCCTGTCGCCATGGCATCAAGAGCCCCTGAGGCCACGAAAGCAGCCGTTGCCCCTGCTCCGGCGGCTATGGCTCCAGCCCAGTTGCCCGTTGCAGCATCTGCCGCAGCTATAGCAATAAGCTCCTGGCCTATACTTTCCAGCACGGCAGACATCGAAGCTACGGCTGACGCGCCGAGAGAAGTCCATCCGCTATGGCCTTGAGCCAAAGCCGAGCCTAGCGACATTAGAGCGTTTTCGACGCCTCCCGTAACACCTTTTGATATTTCATCACTAGAAAGCATTGCAGTTCTTTCAAACTCAAGCCATGCTGCGTTGCTTTTTGCAAGGTCTGAAGCTATTTCATCTGCCGATCTTTCACTGGCAAAAATGGTTACTTCTTTCAGCCGCTGAATCGCTTCAGTTCTTGCATCGACCGAGCTTTCCGTCGCTTCGGTTTCCCTGCTCGCTGCTGCAATAGCTCTTGCTAGAGTCGCAGCTATCGCAGCTTTGTCAGCATCAGATAGCTGGGTCATGATGGTTTCTTTAGAATAAGCATAAGTCTCGTCGCCCATAAGTAAGGCGTCTGTTTTCTGATCGTTCATCTGTATTACAGCCACATTGTACAGACCAATCACGCGCTTCTGCTCGGCCACCGCATCGGAAGTAGCTTTGGTGATCTTGCCTTCCGATTGAGCTTGCTTCAGGATAAGCTTTATTTCGTCTTCTCGCAATGCGGTTTTCTGGGCAAAGCCTTCCTCCTGAGTTAGGATGCCAAAGGTCACTTGCTCGTCTATGAATTTCAAGTTTTTGATGAGGATGGTGTCTTGCTTTTCTTCCTCTCCAGCTATTTTTTCGCTACGTATTCCGCGCTCTGTTTCCAGGTATAGGCGCTGTTGCAAGTCGGCAAGTAAGTCTCGCTGGAGCTTTATTTCCTCTTGTGTGACGAGCTTTCCGCCTCTCGCCATGTTCATAACTGTTTGCACATCCGTCATGTCTTTAAGCCGTTTGGTGGCCTCAAGGATAGTGGCATTCCAGTCAGTGAGGTTAGTCTTGCCGCCAGTCGCTATGTACTCAGTCCACTCGCGCGTAGTTCGCATAGCTGCAGTCTGAGCGTCCATAGCTGCAGTCAGAGCGTCCCGGTTAGGCTTTAAGCCTTCTTCGACAGTTCGTCCCAACTCTGCCTTAAGTTCTTCTTGTGCAATAGTGAAGCGCTTCATAGACACGTCTGCGCTGTCTTCTAGCACTCCTGCCATATCTTTATATTTGCCGTACAGGATATCTACCGCGCCGCCATGCCTTAGCTGTTCTGCGGTGAGATCGGCTGTGGCTTCCTTCGCACCAACAAGACGAATTGCGGTCCCTGCAAAGGTCTTGTTCAACTGAGTCATTGCAGACTCAACGGACACCGTACCGCCGGATGCATTCGACAGACCAATGGCAGCAACTGTCATTCTCTCTATTTCGTCACGCGTGCGACCTGCAGTGACGAGGGTCCCAACCATCGCCTTTGCAGTTTCGTCCGACGCACCCGTCAAGCGCATGACTGTTTCTACGGCTTCATTTGCGGACCTAGAAAACGCAACAGTTTGATCAGCAGAGCCTTTTAGGGCTGCTTGAAAAAGAAGATCGGCTTTTTCATTCCCGGCAAACTCTTTGTCTAACTCGCCAAGAATCACAGCGGCTCCGGCTATGGCTACAACAAGGCCCGCCGGACCTGTAATCATTTTCTTGGCAAGCTCGGCCATCTCGCCGAATGACCCAAGGTGCTTGATGCCTTCCTCGAGTGCGTCCGTAAGAGGCTTAGTGTCGCCTCCGATCAAAACCTCAAAGCCATTTTCTTCGCTCATAAAAACCTCGCGTCGCCGGTCTGCGGGAGTTTCGCTTGCACTGATCGGTCGTCGTCCATGTCAACCTCCCCGCCTGCTGCGATATAGGCACCCAGCTTGTGCCGACCTATCTCAATGTTTCGCCATTCCCGAACCATAGCACAAATGCGCCTCGGCGTCTCGTTCCAAAACTCTTCTTCCGACAAGCCTAATTGCGACCGGGCCATTGTGTACCAATAAGCCCAAGGCCACTCTTCTAGCTCGTCGGATTCGTAGGGTCCGCGTCAATCTTTGGCTTGGGAAGGCTCATGAAAAAAGCTTCCCATATCGAAGAGCGAAGGCGAATAGAATCGAGCAATGAAAGCGTGTCTATTTCATCTGACACCGCTTCTATGGTAAGGTCTTTTTCTTCCGAAACAAGCCCTGCATGAAGCCATGCCACAAGCGTGGCGAAGAAGTTATTATCTTGTTCAATTGCGACTGACTTCCCTTCTTCATCTTTATGAGGGGTTATTTTTTGCAGCGCGTCAATGGCTATCAGCGTCGTGCCGTACTTAGCAATCAATGCCCTGTAGCTCCGACACGAATACTGAAGATGCCTTTCTTTGTCAAGCATCACCGCGACGCTGTCTTTAACTAGTTCTTCCATAGACATAACTGCTCCCTATTCTTCTTTTACGCCGGGTTGAGCTTTTCGCAGCCGGGTCGGCTTCTCTTCGCTTTTTGCTACAGGGCGATTCTCATACTCATCCGTTAGGGTCCAGTCGCAAGCAGAGCACTTAACCACGTAGCTAGGATTAGCTCGTCCGCATCTTTTGCATATCACAATTAGCTCCTTCGGAGAAAAGGCCGCGAGCACCTATTCGCGGGTGCTCGCGGCCAAGCGTCATTAAGCAGGCGTGACGAGCTGCGAGAGCCGTGTGACGGACACGCCGTTGGAGTCCTTGACGTAGGACGTCACCGTCACGAGATGGGCGACAGCAGTGAGAGTCGAGCACGTGATCGTGATCGTCGGAGCAGTCCCAGCCGAGCTCACTGCATAAGTCCGCGTACCCGCGAGGACGAGCCCCGTGGAGACGACGGATATCTCGATGTCTGCATCCGTTGGGGCCTGGAGGCTGAAGGTCTCGCCGCCTTTGGCGAATGGGATGGTGATGGTTTTCGGGGAAACTGCAGAGGTGATCGTGCCGACGGTGACAGCAGTTAAGCTCTGGGTAGCGGAGTAAAGTGGCGTAGTGAACCAACCGCTGATGGTCGCGGCCGCAACGAGAGCGTCGTCACCTCGCGCGCGGACAATGTACTTATCATTGGAAATCGTGCGGAGCGCCTCGCCTTCGAGGGACACGGTGCGAGGAGTAAGGCTCTTGTCCTTTGTCTTCTCGTCGTTCTTGGGTTTCTGAAAGATGCACTTCGGAAGCCAGAAGTATTCGTAGATTGCGGCTCCGGCATTCTTACCCATGCGAAGGGTTTTGAAACCGATAGCGACGTAGGGCGATGCGTCGTTGATGCCCTCAGCGATCATGCCGCTGGAGTAAGTGAAGCCAAGAATACGCGCGTAGTCGGCAGGAAGAAGGTCGCCTATCTCGAGGCCCAGCTTCATCTCGCCAACAGTCTCGCCGACGGCAAACGACCCGTCGTCTCCGAACACGTTCGCGATCGACGCGCCTCTGTCAAAGCTCAGAGACACCGCACCCGGCAAGGAATACACCGTGCCATAAGTGATTGCTCCGCCTGAGATGTCGGTCGTATCGTCCATGACGGCATACACGACATTGGACAGGCCGATTCTCATCCTCGTGTTAGTCATAACTAACTCCTTTTAGGTCAAGTCTTCGGCGGTCAACTGTCGCCGATATCGCATAACCCGATGCCGGAAGCGCGTGTCCGGCTCCGGTGTATCGCCAGAGTATTCGAGGTCGAACAAAAGCCCAATCATCACGGAGTCAATGGCCATCGCCACGGCTGTCGTGCCGTTGTCATCGGTCCAAACGTCGATAGCGAAATACGTCTCGACCGTTATCGGCGCGTCCTCCACGTATTCCGCGGTTGACTGATTCATTTCCATGTAGGTCACAATTGGCAGAATGGAAAACGTGTTCGGATATTCGAAGCATATCTGATCTGCCGACCCAAGGAGGGCCAAGAGCGCCGCGTCTGCTTCGAGCTTGCCACGAACCCATGCCTTGACGTCAAGCATTCTCATCCTTCCCTTGTACGGCGTTCATCGTCGCGTTCTTAAGCATTAGGGCGATCTCTTTCCTATGGCGCTCCAAGGCTGGTATGAGCCACGGGCGAGCGGCCATTCTTGACGTGCCGAACTCAAGGTATCGGCCATAAATAACGTTCGTCCCCACGTAGCCGCGCGTTGTCTTCTCCCAGCCTCCGCCTTCGATGCGATGCGTGATAGACGCGCGGAGGCGTCCAGTGTCGACGGCAGGGGGAGAACCCGGCTGTGAAGGAAGATGTCCGTTAGCTTTGCCTCCGTGAAGCGCGACGAACATTGGGGACAGCTTGATCGTGTTCGTCATACTCAGCTTGGCGTCTCGCTCAACAATAAGGCACGCCTTCGTGATCGCCTTCGCCACGTTACTCTGCACCTTCTTGCCCTTCGCGCGGAACGCGGCCGCGAGGGCAGCAGCTTGAACCCTGACATCCTCATCCATGCCAGACTCCCGCGTCGCTCCAGACGCCAGAGTCCATCCACACATAACTGTGCCCACTTAAGGCTTCGATGTCGAGCGACATGCAGAACGTGTTCACGGCCACGCCAGAGACGGGGATAAGCAACGCCTCCGAGTGCATCGGCCAGACGTTCAGGCCGCGAATCTCATAGGTCACGCCATCGACAATAGCGCGATACAATTCCTGAATCGAAGCGTCGCTGTCAAAGCCGAGCCACTTCGTGTTCATCGCCTGCGCGTTCACGCCCCATGCCTGCGCCTGGACCTCGGACAACGCCTTCGGCTGGACATCGGCCCAGATGGTCTTGAGTGCAGCGAAAGTCTTTACAACTATGCCTTCAGCATTCTTGGCTTGTGAGTAACGCTGAATCTGGACGGCGTGGCTCTTTATCACAACCACCTCCGGTACTTGTTCAGCGTGTCGCCGTGCTCCGCTTGCAAGTCGAAGTTCGAATAACTGAAAGACAAGCCGCCTTCTTTGTAGGAGCTGAGGCCGAATCCCATGCGCTTGCGCGCGTAGTATTTCGTCGCCACGAGTTCGTCAACGACAGCAGATATATCGAGCGGCAAAGAAGCCGCGTCGCCTTCAATGTAGAGTGGGTCTGAGGGGAGGTGGTAACCCGCGATGTACACAATGACGAGCAGTCGCGCTGCCGCAACAGGGTCGAGCGTGAGTCCCGTGACGAGCATGCTGCCCATCCAACCATTTTCTTTGTACAGCTCGCCGCGCGCCATGTCCTGCGCGTCGCAGCGATAGTCGGTATCTTGCACGAGTGCAGAGCCATTGTCCGTGACGGAGGTGATGGACACGATAGGCCATTGTTTCAAAAGGAGCAGTTGCCGATTCTGAGGCGCCACCTGCTCCGTGAATGTGCCGCGAGCGAAAATACGGTCGCAGTAAGAAGAGACGGCCATGGACACTTTGTTGATGAATCTCTCGAATACGGCATCGTCTGTCGTGTCTCCAGAGGATACTCCGGCCACCATCTTTGCCGAGGCGAGAGTCGTCAACGCGCTATCCATGACCGCCATATTATTACGCCAACTTTTCGTAGACCGTCGCAGCGGTCACTTCGGGATTGATGTCCATGTCGCCAAGGACGACGTCGACGCCGAAGTATACTACACCACTGGACCCCGCAGTCGGAGTGCAAGTGATCTTGATGTACCGGTTCATCCCTTCGAGATTCACCTCCTCGATACACGCGCCAGCGGCAACGCAGGAATGCGCGGGAAGGGCGGTCTTGAGTGTGACCGCAGTAACTGGCGACGTGGTTGCGCCCTCGGTTATCGTGTTTGTGAGAGAGACGGTGCCAACGGTTGCAGCCGCCCAGTGCGTGCAGATGAGCATCGAGCGCGCCATCGCGCCGTTCGAGCCAAGCCGGTCAATGACCGAACTCACCACGGGAGTGCTCGTGACGGAAAGCTGAGGCTCGATGACAAGCCCGGAAGTCCCTCCACTTCGCACCCTCTGAAGTAGTCTCTTATCCATGATTGGATCTCCTTTGGATTTATGCTAAACGCGCTCGGCTAACTACTTTTAGTTAACCGAGTTATTTTTCTACTTAGCTCGTCGCGAGCTTGTAGGTGCCCTTGATGAAGGATTCCTTGTGCCGCACGTTGTAGTCGTGAAGCGTGAGGAGCCGGAGGACCGTCTGGTCGTTCGAGAACGCGGAAATGGTCGAGCCCGCGTCGTCGACATAGGTAGCCTCGCGGCTAGCCTCCATCTGCATCTCCATCTGGACGGCGTCGTAGAACTCGGAGAAGTCACCGAGGAAGATGTCGACGTAGCCGGGGGAGCCTGCGGTGTAGGCGACCTGGTTCGAGACAAAGAAGGGATAGCCGAGGAGCTTGCCCTGGTCCATTTCAGCACGGTAGATGTATGCGCCCGTGGAGGTCTTGAGGTTGTAGAGATAGGCCCAGGCTCGCCCGGAGAAGGTCCATCCGACGGAGACCATGGGGATGCTTTTGCCCATAAGTTCGCCGAGGAGATAGCCGGGGATGTCTGCAGTGAAGGCAGTGCTGGACGAGCCGTAGACTTCGTCGGAGGTGAGGAGAGCCGACAAGCCTGAAGGCGTGTAGAGAGTGCCAGCGCCGTAGAACGCGACATAATCACGCTTGAGCTGGCTGATCATAACCATGTCATCGCGGATCATGGCGTCGGCAATCGGGCTTGCGCTTCGAATGAGGTCGTTGCTGATCGGAACGAGGACCGCAAGCTTCTTGGCCGACAGCTTGACACTGCCGATGGTGGCTTGGCTCTTGGTGGCCGCGCGATTTTCGCCGATGTA